TTCGGCCTCACAAAATAAATATGATATGAGTACATTAGAAATCTTTGAAAGGCATATAAGTCCTTTCGACATCCTTTTTAGGAATCACTTTAAATCTGACAGCACATTTCAACCTGTTGGAAATTTCAAACAACCACATCCACTTAATATTTTCTTTGACGATACAGGACTTCATTTTGAAGTAGCTTGTACTGGTCTTACTAAAAAAGACGTAGTCTTAGATATTGAAGGGGATATTTTAAAAATTAGTTACACTAAACCAGAAGACGATAAATTCCATGATGGAATGATTCATAATGGTTTATCTAAAAAATCATTTGATTTAAGGTATAAAATAGCACCTAAATTTGATTTAGGTAATATTGATGCTACTTTAGCAAATGGTCTATTAGAAATTTTTATACCATTAGCTGAAGAAGCTAAACCAAAATCTATTAAAATTAAATAATAAGTTTTACTAAAAAAACGTGTCCTAGCAATGTTTTTTTCGTATATTGGTGTATAAAAAAATTATAAGTTATATGGCTAGAAAAGCAAAATCACACACACTTATCAAGGATAAACTAATAGAACCTTATTTTATTACTATTGATGATATGTGTCATACAGTAAATCAAACTGTACAAAAAAATTCTAACCATTTTAGATCAAAGGGCAAAACTAAATCGTATGAAAAAGCTATTTCATTTCATCCTAATTTAGGTAGTGCTCTTTTAGCTATTTCAAAATATCTTAAGCATGATAAAGAAACTAGAGATCTAGATGGAGTATTAGATCAATATAAAACAATCGAAAACAATTTAAAACAATTTATAGATGAGCAAGTTAACAGCGTTTTATGATGCTTGTATAGTTAAACCTATAGAAGCAGAAGAAACTATATACGGGAATATTATTGTTCCTGATATGGGAAAAGAAACAAATACATTTGGTGAAGTTATAGCTGTTGGTCCTGGTAGATATACTATTAATGGATCACTAATGAAACCACATGTCAAAGTAGGAGATAAAGTCGTTCTACCAACTCAAGGTTTTACTAAATTACCATTTGATGGTGAGGAATATTATGTTGGACCTGAAAATCAAGTTTTAGCTAAAGTTAGTGATGAAGTAAGTGTTGAGGAAGCATTAGCTGAAACAGAAGTAACAAAAGAAGATCAAGAAAATTTAACAGATATTTAATATGGAAATGCAAATAAAATATGGCAAAGATGCCAGAAAAAAATTACTTAAAGGTATTGATAAGTTAGCGGATGCTGTAGTTTCAACATTAGGTCCTAATGGTAGAAATGTTGTTATTTATAAAGGTCAACTCGAACCACCTCAATCTACTAAAGATGGTGTAACAGTAGCTAAGGCTTTTTTAGATACAGATCCTAGTGCTCACTTAGGTCAATTATTAATTAGACAGGCAGCTATGAAAACTGCTGATAAAGCAGGAGATGGTACTACAACTTCTACTTTGTTAGCTAGAGAAATTATTAAAAATGGATTAGAGGCACTTGATAATGGTGCTAATGCCGTTCAAATTAAAAGAGATATAGAATCAACTGTTAAAAAAGTAGTTAAAAATTTATCTAAAAACATTTCAGAAGATATATCAGCTGAGGGACAATTAGAACAAATTGCTACTATTTCTTCTAATAATGATACAGAAACAGGAAAATTAATTGCTCAGGCAATTGAAAAAGTAGGTTTAGAAGGTGTAGTTCATGTTGAAGAATCTAAAACTGGAGATACTTATCTTGAAACAGTAGAAGGTTTACAATTTGATAGAGGATTTAAATCACCTTATTTTGTTACTGATAATAGTACAATGCAGAGTGTTTTAGAGGATCCAGCTATCTTAATTATGGATCACAGATTAAATACAGTTAAAGAATTATTACCTATTCTTGAAGCAGTATCTAATCAAGGAAAGTCACTTTTAATTATTGCTGAAGATATTGATAATGAAGCTTTAGCTACTCTTATTGTTAATAAAATGAGAGGTACAATTAATGTTTGTGCTGTTAAAGCACCTGATTTTGGAGATAGAAGAAAATTAGTTTTAGAAGATATTGCTGTTACTACTGGTGGTAAAGTATTTGATAAGCAAAAAGGAATGAAACTAGATAAATTCAGTTGGGATTGGTTTGGTTCAGCAAGAAAAGTTACTGTTAATAAAGAACAGACAACTATAGTAGATGGAAAAGGTGAAGTAGATGCTATTGAAGCACGTGTTGATGAATTACAAACACAAATTGATAAAGCTAAAACACCATATGAAGTAGAGCAATTACAAAATAGATTAGCTAAATTTGTAGGTGGGGTTGCTATTATCCATGTAGGTGGAAATACTGAAACTGATATGTTAGAGAAAAAGGATAGAGTTGATGATGCATTACATGCTACAAAAGCTGCTCTAGATCAAGGTGTTGTACCAGGAGGTGGAGCTGCTTTATTATATGCTTCTAGTGGTATTAAGGCAGATTCTATTGGAGCTAATATTGTAAAAAATGCTTGTAATATGCCATTTGTACAAATTTTAGTTAATGCAGGATATGATAAAGTTCAAGCAATTATATTAGCTGATAAGTTAGTTAATTCTGGAGATGATCATTGGGCTGGTATTGATGTAGAATCAGGAGAAGTAGTTGATTTTAAGAAAAGAGGCGTGATTGACCCAACTAAAGTTACTAGATTGGCGTTAGAAAATGCAGCATCAATTGCTGGTACTGTTTTATTAACTGAATGTACATTGACTCAAGATAAACAGTCAATTGAAGAAAAACTAAGAGTGTTACAAGATTCAGCTACAAACGCAGCTGGATTAGCACAAAGTTAAAAATTAAATTATGACACAAGAAACTAAAATTGTAGAACAAAATGTATTAATTGCAGAAAGAGTACCACCTGGTGACAAGTGGAGATTAATTGGTGAAAAAGAAGTTCATCCTAGCTTAACTGATACTTTAGAGGCATATATGAGAAAAACAGGATTTAGAGGTAATTATAGATTAGAACCTTTAAATAGTAGTCTGTTTGCAATTGATGCAGAAGAAATTGAAGTAGAAAAACCAAAAGAAAAAATATATTCAATTTATGGTGAATACGGACAATAGTTTATTAAACGAGAAGTACAGACCTATTGTATTAGATGATTATGTTGGAAACGATAAATTAAAATCATCAATAGCAAAACAATTAGAGCAGAATGATATTCAAAATTATCTGCTCTATGGTCCTGCTGGTACAGGTAAAACTACACTGGCTAAACTAATCGTTAAAAACTTAGATTGTGATTATCTTTATATTAATGCTTCTGATGAAAGAGGTATTGAAACTATTAGAGATAAAGTATCTGGGTTTGCTTCAGTAATGTCTTTTAAATCTATTAAAGTTGTTATTTTAGATGAAGCAGATTTTCTTACTATACAAGCTCAAGCATCATTAAGAAATATTATTGAGTCGTTTTCTAGAACTACTCGTTTTATAATGACTTGTAATTATGTAGAAAGAATTATAGACCCATTACAATCAAGATGTCAAGTATTAAAAATAGTTCCCCCAACTAAGAAGGAAGTAGCTGTACATTTAGCTAAGATATGTGATAAGGAGGGCATTAAATATAAACCGACTGCCATTGGTAAAATAGTAAATCAATACTATCCTGATCTAAGGAAAATGCTCAATACGATCCAAACTAGTAGTACTAAGGGCAAATTAGAACTAGATGACTCTTTACTAGTTTCATCTAGCTATTTAGCTACTATCCTCGGGGAATTAAAACATACAAATAATAAAAGTTTTGTTAATATTCGTCAAATTATAGCTGATTCTAATATTGATGATTTTGAAGAATTATTTAGATTTTTATATGATAATGCTTCTGAAATAATGCCAGGTAAAGAAGGTACATTGGCTATTTTAATTAATGATCATCAATATAAAGCTAATTTTAGAATAGATAAAGAAATTAATGCAATGAGTTTAATTAATAATATAATAAATAATAAGTAATATGAATAAGCAACCTCAACAACCTCAACTTAATGTTGATTTAAAAAGTACCGAAGCAATTAAAAATGCAGATGGTAAAAGTATTTTTCAATCAGGAGTTATCCTTAGAAGAATATCTAAGTTTGTAGCTGGTACGGATAATGATGCTATTATGCCAATTCCAGTATTTTATGATCCTACAAATGGTAAAATTTTAGGTGATGGTATTCCAGTGGAGCTAAGAGACGAATTAAAGGACGAGCTCTGCTAAATGAAGAATATATTTGATTGGTTAAAACAAATAAATTATCATAAACAACCTGCCAGTTCATTTTCAGAAAAGGACTGGGAGTTGTTTAATAGCTATATGATTCATAGATTTATGTCTATGAATAAAGATTTTATTGATGTGGTAAATTATGTACAAGAAATGCCACCACAAGAAAAAATATTAATTTATAATATTTACCGAGAATATATTCCAAAAAATAATAAATGGAACAAATATATAAAATCTAATATCAAACAACATAATACGGAATTATTAAAGTATTTATCTCAATATTGGGAATGTTCTCAAAATGAGGTAAAAGAATATTTAAATTTCTTGGAGGATGATATTATTTTTAGTATATTGAATCAAATGGGAGTTCCACAAAAAGAACAAAATAAATTATTATGAAACTAGAAGTATACAATTTTTTAAAATCCGAAGCTGAAGCGGATAAAAATAAAGCTTTAGCAAGTATAGAATTATTAACTAATCATCCTGCTGGAATTGGAGACCATTCAACTAAAGACTATTGGGATAACTGTAATGAATCCCTTAAGTTATTAGCATCCGCAGAGGAAAGATTAGAAATATTAGAAAAATACTTTAAACCTAAAGGACAAGTTAATGGATAGTAAAAAAGCATATGAAATGAGAAAAGAGGAATTACAATGGGGTGATACTCTTCCTAAAAAGAAAAAAACAATAGATGGATTATCTGTTGTAGAAGTATTTGAAACAGAATATCCAGAATTATCTGAGGAATATAAAAGGATAGGTAATGAAATGTATGAGATGTTTGCTGCTAAACATATGGATTATGGTTTAAATAATATTGCTTTAGGAGGTGATCTTACTAATGAATCAGATAAGAAATTCTCACTCACTGGCCTATGTATCCGTTTAACTGATAAAATATCTAGATTAAAAAATCTTCTTTCTAATGGTAAAAATTATGTTAAGGGAGAGGGCATGGAAGACACGTTTATTGATATAGCTAATTATGGTATAATTGGCTTATTAGTAGGTCGTGATAAGTGGAAGAAATAATATGGCCAAAAAAATTCCTAAAATAGTTAAGGAGATTCAAAACAATCCTCCAGAGAAGGTAAACTTTGCTTTTCAAAAGAATATATCTTATTCTCAATATTCAATGTATAAGCAATGTCCTCATAAATGGAAATTACACTATAAGGATAAAATAAATCAAAGAGATACTTCAATTTATTTA